ATCACGTAAATACGACTTAAATGTTCCTATTGGAACTTGGATGGTTTCAATGAAAGTAAACAACGACGAAGTTTGGCAAGAAGTAAAAGCAGGAAAGGTAAAAGGATTTTCTATAGAAGGTTATTTTGCAGACAAAATCGAAAGACCACAAGACAAATCCATAAAGGACGAACTAGCAGAGATAGAAAACGAGGAAGCAGAATACTTACTATCTACTATTAAAGGTATTATCAAAAAAGATAAACGCTATAAGAAAGGCCAGACAATGGAATTAGAGTCTTATAGTGATTACCCATCTGGCGTAAAAAATAATGCCAAGAGAGGTCTTGAAATGAACGAGAAGGTTAATAATAAATGTGCTACTCAAGTAGGAAAAGTAAGAGCACAACAATTAGCACAAGGAAAACCAATAAGTGTACAAACTATAAAACGTATGCATAGTTACTTGTCAAGAGCAGAAACTTACTATGACCCTAATGACTCTAAAGCATGTGGTACTATTAGTTACTTACTTTGGGGTGGTTTAGCTGGAAAACGTTGGGCTGAAAGTAAACTTAAAGAACTTGGTGTAATTGATTTAAAAGAACCTTGTTGGGAAGGCTACGAAATGATTGGCTTTAAAATTAAAGATGGTAAAAAAGTACCTAACTGTGTACCAGAAAAATAATGGCAAAAAAAATCATAAATAGTTTTACACCATCAAGTAGGTCTAAAAGACCAGGTGTACATAGCAAAAATGCTAGTAAAGGACAATCAGGTTATAAACAAAAATACAGAGGTCAAGGAAGATGAGAAAAATTTACGATAGATTTAAAAGATTTTATACAAGTCCTAAAACAAATAAAAGAGCTTGTCTATGTAAAGATAGCACTTACTCTCGTAAATGCTGTGACGGTAGTTACCAAGCTCAAGGAATTGGTGAAATATGAAAATGTAACAAATAAAAATTAAATTATTATATTATTATGAACCCGGAAGTACAAAAAATATTTAATAAGTTTTCAGAAAAGAAAACAGAGCTATCTACTGAAAAAGTAGAACTTGCTTTAATTGACGATGCTAAAAGCGCTATCAAAGCTTCAAGAAACTTAATGAATATTATAGAGAAAGATGGCGAAGAGTATTTAACTTTATATAGGAGAATACAAAATAATGGCGATCGTTTAATGGATATTTTTAAAGTTTTAGACAATATGGTTAATAGACTTGAAAATGCACAAAAAGATTTAGGCGTAAAAATTCCAGAAGTATCTCAAATAGATAAAGTAATGGATGAAATTTTACGTATGAGAAAAACTTATACTTTTTAAGATAATATAATGAAAGCGAATGATATGTTAAATCAAGTAAAAGAACTTCTAGGAATGGAAGTACAAGTTGAGCTTGCGCAAATGAAGCTCGAAAATGGAACAGTTTTAGAAGCTGAGTCTTTTGAAGCTGACAATGAAGTATTTATCGTAACAGAAGACGAAAAAGTCGCTGTACCAGTTGGTGAATACGAAATGGAAGATGGAAAAATTTTAGTAGTAACAGAAGAAGGTATTATTGCTGAGATTAAAGATGCTGAAGCTGAAGAAGAGCCTGCTGAAGAGGAAGTAGAAGCAGCTGAGGAAGATGAGAAAGTAGAAGCTGAGTATGTTACTAAAGAGGAATTAGCAGAAGTAGTTTCAATGATTGAGGAAATTAAATCAATGATTGAACCTAAAGAGGAAATGAGTGCTGATGATATGGGTAACCTTCTAACAGAAGAGCTTGCTGCACAAGAAAAAACTGAACTATCTGAAGAGCCGGTACAAAAAGTATCACATTCTCCAGAAGCTCAAGTAGAAAAGAAAATGAATTTGTTTGCACAAAAGCGAGGATTTTCAACAATCGATAGAGTATTTAATAATCTAAATAAATAAAAATGAGTAACCACAATGTAAACTTGACTGGCTCTGTTGCCAGTATCACTTCAACTTACGCTGGTGAGTTTGCTGGGAAATATATCTCTGCTGCCTTGCTTAGCGGTAAAACTTTGGCTGAAGGTGCTATCACCATTAAGCCTAATGTTAAATTTAAAGAGGTTGTAAAGAAGGTTGCTTCTACTAATATCATTGCGGATGGTAGTTGCGACTTTACTGAGACTTCTAATGCTCTTACCCTAACTGAGCGTATCCTTCAACCAGAGGAATTCCAAGTAAATTTGGAACTTTGTAAAAAGGACTTTCGTTCAGACTGGGAAGCTATACAAATGGGATATTCTGCATTTGATAACCTACCCCCTTCATTTGCTGACTTCCTAATCGGACATGTTGCTGCTAAAGTAGCTGAGAAAACTGAACAAAACATTTGGGGTGGTGTAAATGCCACTGCTGGAGAATTTGACGGTTTGACTGTACTTATGACTGCTGATGGAGATGTAAATGACGCAACTACAACTGAAACTGCATTTAGTTCAAGCACTATTGTTGGTGAGCTTGGTAAAGTAGTTGATGCTATTCCATCTGCTGTTTATGGTAAAGAAGATTTGACAATTTATCTTCCAACTGTAGCTCTACAAGCTTATGTACGTGCACTTGGAGGATTTGCTTCAGGTGGACAAGGAGCCGCTGGTACTAATGACCAAGGTTCACAATGGTACAATATGGGTAATGCACTTTCTTTTGAAGGTATTAAAATCCAACATGCACCTGGAATGCCAGCTGACCATATGGTAGCTGGTGAAGCATCTAACCTTTACTTCGGCACTGGACTATTGGCTGACCACAACGAGGTGAAAGTTATAGATATGGCTGACCTTGACGGTTCACAAAATGTAAGAGTTGTAATGCGATTTACTGCTGGTGTACAATATGGCATCGGTAGCGACTTAGTACTTTACACTTTAGCTTAATAATTAACTAACACAAAGGGGTAGGTTAGGTTAGAGCCTGCCTACCCTTTTTAATAAAACTATAAACTATGGCTTGTCCCTTAACAAAAGGTAGAATTGAACCTTGCAAAGATAGCGTTGGTGGTCTTAAAGAAGTTTACTTTGCAGACTTCGGTGATTTAGACGCTGCTACTTCTGGTCTTGGTACAAATGATGATGTTGATAATTTTGACTCTACTACCGGTACTGTTTTTAAATATGATTTAAAAGGCAATTCGTCTTTTGAACAGGCAATCACAAGTTCTAGGGAAAATGGTACTACATTCTTTGAGCAAACATTAAATTTAACACTTAAAAAACTATCTGCTGCAGATAACAAAGAAGTTAAATTATTAGCTTATGGCCGTCCTCAGATTATTGTTCGTGACTATAACGACAATTATTTCTTAGTAGGTCGTGAGCATGGAGCTGAAGTAACAGGTGGTACTATTGTAACTGGAGCTGCTATGGCTGATTTAAGTGGATATACTCTTACTTTTTCTGGTCAAGAAACTTTGCCTGCTAACTTTATTAACGTTGACTCAAATGATGGTTCAACAATGGTTGTTGGTACAACTACATTAACCATCACATCAGGGTCAGATTTTTAATAATTGATTTACTTAATATATTAAGGGGCTATTTGGCCCCTTTTTTTATCTAAATAAAATAACAAAAAAAACTTTTTTTTATTATATATATATGTTGACAATAGGAACAAACGGTACTAAAACATTCAATATAATACCAAGAAATAGTGCTACATCAGTTACTGCTTCTTTAACTAGCGAAACAACTGGTACAGCGTATACAGATACAACATCATTAAGTCAAAATAGATATTATTATGATATGGCTTGTGATTTTGAAACAACGTTAAAAGAAAGTTCATTTTATACTTTAGAAGTAAAAGAAGGTAGTAATGTTATTTTTAAAGATAAAGTTTTTTGTACTGACCAAACAATAGGTGATTTTAGTGTAAACTATAATACTTATACAGAACATTCTAGCGACAACGAATTTATAATAATATGAACAATTTACATATATTAAACCTAGCGGCATATAACCGTCCTGAAATTACTGAAAGTAAAAATAAGGAATGGGTTAATTACGGTATTGATAACAACTACTATCAATATATTATTGACCGTTATAATGGTTCTGCTACAAACAATGCTATTATAAATGGTGTTGTAAATATGATTTATGGTAAAGGACTTGACGCTACAAACTCTTCTAAAAAACCAGATGAGTATGCTCAAATGAAGTCTATATTTTCTAATGATGATGTTAGAAAAACAGTATTAGACCTTAAGTTACTTGGTGAAGGTTCTATGCAAGTAATTTATAAAAACGGAAAAGTATATAAAGCTGAACATTTTCCAAGACAAACTTTACGTGCTGAAAAATGCAACGAGGATGGCGAAATAGAGGCTTATTATTATCACTATGATTGGACTAAATTAAAGCCCTCAGACAAACCTAAAAGAATTCCTGCGTTTGGATTTGGTAATGGTAAAGAGTCTGAAATCAAAATAATTAAAAGATATGTATCTGGCTTTGATTATTATGCACCAGTAGATTATCAAGGTGGTTTAGCTTATGCTGAACTAGAAGAGGAGGTTGCTGATTATTTAATTAATGAGGTTCAATGCGGTTTTTCTGGTACAAAAGTAGTTAACTTTAACAATGGAGTTCCAGATAGAGAAAAGCAATTACAAGTAAAAGACGATGTACTTGGCAAATTAACTGGTTCACGTGGTGAAAAAGTAATTGTAGCATTTAATAACAATGCAGAGTCTAAAACAACAGTAGACGATATACCGCTTAACGACGCACCACAACATTATGAATATCTATCTAATGAATGTGTAAAAAAGTTAATAATATCACATAGAATTACATCACCTCTTTTAATTGGCGTTAAAGATGGAAATTCTGGTTTAGGTAATAATGCTGAAGAGATTAAAACAGCTACATTATTATTTGACAATATAGTTATTAAACCTTACCAAGAACTATTAACTGATTGTTTTGATGCTATCTTAGCAGTAAACGGTATTTCGCTTAATTTATATTTTAGAACATTACAACCTTTAGAATTTACAGAAACTGAAGACATTGTAAATGAAGAGCAACGTGAAGAGGAAACTGGAGTTAAAATGTCTAAAGAAGATTTATCTGATGAGGATTTTGATATTCTTTTAGATGAACTTAGAGGTGAAACAGTTTCTAATCGTTGGGAAGAGGTAGATGCAAGAGAACAATCAGAAGATAACGAAAACATAGAAGATTGGGCTAATAATTTAATTGAGTCAAAGCAAGAAAATTTAGAAAAAAAATCAATAGACTCTAAGAAAAGTGGTTTTAGTTATTTAGACAAATCATTATACAAAGTACGATATAGATATGCGGCTAAATATAGTTCAGGCAATTCTAGACAATTTTGTCGTATTATGATGGCTAGAACAGGCCGTGATATAGTTTATAGAATAGAAGATATTGACAAGGCTAGTAACGCTGGTGTAAATAAATCTTTTGGTCATAAAGGAAAAGCTTATGACTTGTTTAGATATAAAGGAGGACCTCAATGCGGACACGTTTGGGAAGAGGTACTTTATAGATTAAAATCCAAAACAATGAAAAAGGATATTAGAAACTATAACGAGGTTGATGATATACCTAAAACATATAAACCTACACCTAGAGGCTACAAGGATGCACGTAAGGCACCTAAAGATATGCCTAATAATGGACATCACCCAAACTATCTTAAATAATGGCACAGGCACTCTTTATAACGCGCAATGACTTAGTGAAATACACTGCTGTAAATGGTAATGTTGACACTGATAAATTTATTCAGTTTGTGAAAATAGCTCAAGACATTCATATACAAAATTATTTAGGAACTGATTTATTTGATAAAATTAGTCAAGATATTATTGATGATAATTTAACAGGTGATTATTTGACATTAGTTAATACACATATAAAACCTATGGTTATTCATTGGGCATTAGTTGAATATCTACCTTTTGCTAGTTATTCAATAGCAAATAAAGGTGTATTTAAACATAGTGCAGAAAATGCTAGTAATGTAGATAAAACAGAGGTTGATTTTTTAATAGAAAAGTCAAGAAATCTTGCTCAGTATTATACTGATAGATTTATATCATATATGAGTTTTAACCAAAATCTTTTTCCAGAATATACTTCTAACTCTAACGGCGATGTATATCCTGATAAAGATGCAAGTTTTGAAGGATGGGTATTGTAAGATATAAACCAAAAGAAAAGAATATAGTTAAACTTAAAAAGTTTTTAGATGCCAAACGAAATATATCACAGAAGCAATTGGGGAAATCCTAAACCAGAAGGTTGGGGAGATATTTACTTTGACCCTGCTGCTACTAATAAGCTGTACAATCATTCTGACTATTACGAGAACTCTGATGGCACAGATAAGATATTAAGGGAT